GACGTCGAGCTTTGCTGTTCATGCGGGATGCGAATTCGTGAATGGCTAAAACCGACCGAGGAGGGCAAGAAGGATGGATAAATCGATATTCCTTCTTGTCGTATGCCATTTGATTGGGGACTATTGCTTGCAGAACGATTTCCTCGCAAGAACAAAAGGCCAGAATTGGTATCACCTGTTTGCACACTGCGCCCTCTACGTTGTTCCTTTCTATGCAGTTTTCGGCTGGTGCTGGCAATTAGGGGCGGTATTCGTTTCCCACATGATCGTCGATGCGCTGAAAGCGAGATATTATAAGATTTCGTACCACCTCGATCAGATCATTCATTATGCCGTATTGTCTGTGTTTTTGATTTGGAGGTAAGAGGGATGGATAAGTTAAAGCCGTGCCCGTTCTGCGGCGGCTCGGCCAAGATCGTCCTGTGCGACGATGAAGGAAATCTTCACGATGAAGATTATGCGTTGAGCCCTTATAGCGGAGTGGGTTTTAATATCAGGCATACTCACGAAGAAAACCCAGAGTGTCCGATTGCGGGATACGAGGTGGACGGCGGCATAGTCGGTGGCGTGTATATCTACGATACCGAAGAGCAAGCCGCAGAGGCTTGGAACAGGAGGGTAAATGATGGGTCAACATAAGCACAACCCGACCGCTATTGCGGCGGCAAAAGGCGAGCTGCCGCCGAAGAAGCGAGAGCGGCGGCTGACCAAGCGGCAGGCGGAGCGGCTTTTGAAAGCAGAGATCCTGAGTAGATGCACGCCGCTGCTTGCACTGCCGTATGAAATGCGAAACAGAATCGGAAGGGAGTATATGGATTATGACTGATTACATCAAGCGCACAGATGCGGTTAAAATCGCCGAAAAGTACGGGCTTGCGAACGGATCTGCATTGGGACGGCATACTGGACTGGCGGATTGCATCGCAAGTGAGATTTTATCATTGCCCGCCGCCGACGTTGCGCCGGTGCGGCATGGACACTGGATCGGAGAGGGCGACGGCTATGCCGATGGCGAGCTGGTTTTCGATGTGTGGCACTGCTCCGAGTGCGACTACTGCATCGACGACGGGACGGATGATCCGGAGCGCCTGCCGAAATACTGCCCCGGATGCGGCGCTCTGATGGATGGAGGTGAAGATCGTGCGGTTAGTTGATTTAGATGCAGTAATCGATTGCCTCGAAGTGGAGTGGGGATACGAGGGGATACGTGAGGACTTATACAGTCTGCCGGTCGTAGACGCTGTGCCGATTGTGCATGGGAAGTGGGGTGACAATGGGATCTCGGGTTCAATGCTGGTGAAATGCTCTGTATGTGGCTTTGACTGCGGAGCAAACAGCTTTTCTTACTGCCCGAACTGCGGGGCGCGGATGCGGCGGGCGAAGCGGGAAGCGGAGAAGCTGATTCGCGAGAACCGGGAACGGCTGGTGACGCCGAGTTGTGAGGGGGAACGAGGGATGGAGAGTGAATGAAAGCGCCGCTGACTGGGGCCTTGTTTTCGATACGCTGCTGCTGATAGCGTTTCTTCAGTCAGACGCGGAAACGCCGGAGGCTGCGGCGGAGAAATTCGCGAAGAAACTCCTTGACATTCCGGAGAATGTAGACCTTTTCGCGGAAACGCCGGAAGAACGGCGCGCACGGAGTGACAAGTGGTATGCTCAAGAATGGGAGAAAATTAAGCAAGAAATTGAGGAAATGAAAATATCGGAAGATACCATGCGACCGGAAAATCCAGCATTGGGATGATGCCGGGAATCTTTGGCGCGATTTGATGGGAGGAACAATGAGAAGCGAACTGGGAGAACGGATTTTTCAGGAAATCGGAGAAGATGGCGTGCTGGAGCAGCTCGCGAGTGCGTTGTACTATATGTCATCGACAGTGCAGCTCATGAAGTGTCCACGAAGCCGAAAAGAAAAGCTGCGGCCGATGCTGGCTGACGAATGGGCTGATGTGCTGATGAGTGCCGGAGTTCTGGGAATTGAGCTGAACCCGGATGCGTGCGGCGGAAAGCTCATCAGCTGGGCGAAAGCTATTGGGATCGAGGTCGGCGATGAGGGCATAAAAGGGCCTCCGGGTGCGCTGGGGGTTGATCCACGGGGCGAGAGAGGAACATGACGGCTGAACGGAGCGCCGGGCGACCGGCGCTGCTTTGAACCGGCAGAAAAAAGAGAAAGGGTGAGCGGGATGCGCAGAGTGAAGCAGAGGATCTTCTGCGGCGCGGTTTGCGAGCAGATCGTATACAACATCCGGGATGGCGCGGACGTGAAGACGGCGAAGATTGGAAAGCCACGCTTTGAAAATGAGGAAGACCGGGCAGCGCACCGAGAAGCGATCAGCAGGAAGAAAAATGAGCGGCTGATCAATGCGAACTTTTCGCCCGCCTCGCTTTATTCGACGCTGACCTTTGATCTGGACAGCGAAGTACATACCGTTGCGGAGTGCAAGCGGGAACGGGACAATTTTTACCGCCGCATACTATATAAATATCCGGCGGCGAAGATCTATCTGGTGTACGGCAAGGGAAAGCACACGGGGCGCTTCCACCTGCACATGATCTCGGACGGCGTGCCGGAGGAGGAAATCGGGAAGCTCTGGGGCAGGGGAAGCGTGATCGACGTGAAGCCGCTGCGCAAGCACAACTATTATAAAAATGAGAGCGGGCAGCTCGTCGACCACGGGCAGGACTACACGGCGCTGGCGAATTATCTCTTCGACCACTGGCGGGAGGAGTTCGGCGGGCACCGCTGGAAGGCAAGCCGGACGTGCCGGATGCCAGAGGCGGAGACGCCGACCGAGGCCGTGCGCGAGTACAGCCCGAAGCGGCCGCCGGTGGCGCCGCGCGGATATGTGCTGGCGGAGTGCCGGGCGACGAAGTACGGATATCAATATTATAAATATGTATGTGTGCCGGAAAAGGAGCAGGAACGCAAGCGGACGGGACGCCGCTTAGATTGAGCCTTGTAAATGTGTAAAGTTTTACGACGAAGGAGGCGGAGCATGAGCGACTACTGGCACAGGGCGTACATCTGCCCATTTTGGACGGCAGCTGGCAAAAAGACGATCAAATGCGAAGACGGCTGCATGCTCTGCTTCCGGGAAAGCTGCGACACAGCAGAGTACATCAGCCGGTATTGCGCAAGCTATGATTACCGGAAGTGCAGCGTCGCGGCGGCAAAGCTGCGATATTTTGACCGGCAGGCATAAAGATATTGGCACAGAGGAAGCGCGCGGGAGTGGCCCGGGCGCTCTTTTGGCGTGGGGTGAAAAGCCAAAAAGCATGGTTTATGCTTAAAAGCGAAGGGAGGTGACGCCGGATGGGACGGAAACCGACATTCACATCGGCAGAGGAAATGCAGGAGAAGATCGACGCCTATTTTGCAAGCTGCGAGCGGGAGCTGCTGCGAGATGGAGATGGAACGCCGATGCTGAACAAGAACGGCGAGCCGGTATACGTCGGCGGAAGGCCGATGACCATTCAGGGACTTGCATTGGCGCTCGGGTTTACCTCGCGGCAGAGCTTGCTCAACTACAAGGCAAAGCGCGAATTTGTGGACACGGTGACGCGCGCGCGCCTGCGTGTGGAACAATACGCAGCCGAACGGCTCTTTGACCGGGATGCACAGCGCGGCGCACAGTTCACACTTGCATACGGGTTTGGATATGCGCGGGACACAGAGGACAGCAAGAACCGGGAGACGCAAGGTGTGAAGATTGAGATTGACCGGGAGCTGGAGGAGAGCAGCGAATGAAAACGCTGACGATTGGCACGGTACAGCCGAAGCAATGGCTCTTTATGACCGACAAGCACCGGCACATTGCATACGGCGGAGCACGCGGCGGCGGGAAAAGCTGGGCGGTGCGCGCAAAGTCAAAATTGCTGGCGCTGCGATACCCGGGGATCAAGGAGCTGATCGTGCGCCGGACGATGCCGGAGCTGCGGAACAACCACATCGACCAACTACGGACGGAGCTGAAGGGATTTGCAAAGTACAACCAGACGGAAAAGATTTTCCGTTTCCCGAACGGCAGCAGCATCGCGTTCGGCTACTGCGCAAAGGACAACGACCTCTACCAGTATCAGGGCGCGGAATATGACGTGATTTTCATCGACGAAGCGGCGCAGCTCCGCGAGGAATGGATCAAGAAGATCAACGCCTGCGTGCGCGGCGCGAACGGGTTTCCGAAGCGGACATATTACACGCTGAACCCCGGTGGGCCGAGCCACGGCTATTTCAAGCGGCTGTTTGTCGATCGCATTTTCAATCCAGACGAGTATCCGGAGGATTATTCCTTCATACAAGCGAAGGTCACGGACAACAAGGCGCTGCTGCGGGAGCAGCCGGACTACATCCGAAGTTTGGAGAATCTGCCGCCGAAGCTGCGGGCTGCGTGGCTTGATGGGCGTTGGGACGTTTATGAAGGACAGTTCTTCGAGGATTTCGTCAACAACCCGGACGGATACCAGACGCGGCAGGGAACGCACGTCATCGATCCGTTCGAGATTCCGAGCGGGTGGACGATCTGCCGGAGCTACGACTTCGGATATGGGAAACCATTCTCCTGCGCATGGTGGGCGGTGGACTACGACGGCGTGATATACCGCATTTTGGAGCTGTACGGCTGCACGCAGACACCGAACGAGGGCGTGAAGTGGACACCGGACAAACAGTTTGCGGAGATCGCGAAGATCGAGCGGCAGCACCCATGGCTCAAGGGAAAGGACATCACAGGCATTGCAGACCCGGCAATCTGGGACGCGAGCCGCGGTGAGAGCATCGAGCAGACGGCGGCACGGTACGGCGTGTATTTCACCAAGGGCGACAACGAGCGCATCGCGGGATGGATGCAATGCCACTACCGGCTGCAATTTGATGAGAACGGATACCCGCGGATGTATGTTTTCCGCAACTGCGAGGCGTTTATCCGCACGATCCCGATTTTGGTATACGACGAGCACAAGGTTGAAGATCTCGACACGAGCATGGAGGATCATGTGGCGGACGAATGGCGGTACTTCTGCATGAGCAGGCCGATTCGCCCGATGCAGACGGCTCCGGCGCAGCCGGTTTGGGCAGATCCGCTGAACCAGATGAAAAAACAATGAAAAATATGCACAGAAAAGCGAATGAATATGCGAGAAGGCACAAAAATTTCCGGGGGAAAGACCGGAGAATGGGCGCATAACGGTGAATACATGAATGAAAGGGGTGAGGCCGATGCTGATGCCAGCATTGACGGACACTGAGAAGAGCACCGTCACGACGGAGGTCTTCGGGGGCTACAACCACAATCTCGAAATTGGAGACGGCGAGTTTTACGACATGAAAAATCTGTGCTCGGAGCACTACCCGCTTTTGAGCCAGAGGCCGAAGCGGAGCTTTGACCGGCAGCTGAACAGCCCGCAGGCGCTTATCTCGCGGGATGCGCTTTGCTGGATCGACAACCAACAGCTCTATATTTCCGGCTATTCGATGGCAGAGTATATGCCGTCGGTGCAGATCACGAGCGGGAAGAAGCAGATCGTGTCGATGGGCGCGTATCTCTGCATCTTCCCGGACGGCATTTACTTCAACACGGAAAAGTATTCGGACAACGGCTACATGGGGCACGCAAACAGCGTGGCGCTTGGCGCGAGCCGGAAGCTCGGCATTTCGCTCTGCACGGTGGACGGCACGGCGATCACGGTAAGCTATACGCAGAGCGGCCAGCCGGAGAACGCGACAAACGGCCAATACTGGATCGACACGAGCGGAAGCATGCACACGCTGAAACAGTACGCGGCGACAACCTCGCAATGGGTGTCGGTGCCGACGGTCTATCTCAAGCTCACGGCGGACGGCATCGGACAGGGATTTTCCAAGTACGATGGAATCCGGCTGAGCGGGCTGACCGGAAGTGAGCAGGTGAAAGCGCTCAACGGCTCGCACATTCTCTACGACGTGGCGGAAAGCTACATCGTGATTGTGGGCCTTGTCGACCAGACAACGGAGCTGACGAACGGGACGATAAAGACCGAGCGGAAGGTGCCGGACATGGACCATGTGACCGAGAGCGGAAACCGGCTCTGGGGCTGCAAGTATGGCGTGGTGGACGGCGAGACCGTAAACGAACTTTATTGCTGCAAGCTCGGGGACTTCAAGAACTGGGAGTGCTATGAGGGCGTGGCGACGGACAGCTGGCGCGCGAGCTGCGGCACGGATGGGAGATGGACGGGCGCGGCGACGCTGGCCGACAGCCCGATCTTCTTCAAGGAGGACTGCTTCCACCGAGTATACCCATCTGCACAGGGCGCGCATCAGGTCGTCGTGCAGAAATGTGAGGGCGTGCAGCGCGGATCGGAAAAGAGCCTTGTCGTGGTAGATGACCGGCTCTATTACAAGTCGCGCATGGGCGTCTGCGTCTACACGGGCGGGATGCCGGAGAACATCGGCAGCGCGTTCGGAAACACACTCTACTATGAGGCAGTGGCCGGAGGGGTGCGCGGGAAGTATTACATCTCAATGCGGGATGGAGAAAACGTTTGGGCGCTCTTCTGCTACGACACGCGGCGCGGGATCTGGCACAAGGAGGACAGCCTGCACGCGGCAGAGTTTGCCCGCGTGGACGATGAGCTTTACTGCCTGGACAGCGAGAAGCACGTAGACTGTCTGTATGGGTCGGCGGGACAGCTGGAAGGGGCCGTCGAGTGGATGGCAGAAACAGGAATGATGACCTACGGCCTCGCGGGGAAGAAGTACATCACGCGGCTCGATCTGCGGATGCAGCTTCCGAAGGGAAGCAGCATGGATTTCTGGATTCAGTACGATTCGGACGGACAGTGGCGGCACAGCGGACATCTGGACGGGAAAGGACTGCGGACGTTCCTGCTGCCGATTCGACCTTGCCGGTGCGACCATCTGCAATTCCGCATGACGGGCAAGGGCGAGATCAAGCTATACGGCCTGACGCGCGTGCTGGAAGCGGGGAGCGACGCATGAGAAAGGAGGTGCGACGATGGGCAGCATGAAATTGGCGTACCCATCCATTGCCGGAAAGACGAGCGGGGAACAGCTGGAATCCATGCGGCGCTACCTCTGCACGCTGACGGATCAGCTCAACCTCGCGGACTGGTCGGCGGGCGCGGTACTGCAGGAAGTGTCGCGGGCCATTGATGCGGACAGCCTGCCGGACGCGGAGCGGAAGACGCAGCTCGGGAATTTTGGGCAGCTCAAGGCGCTGATTATCAAGACGGCAGACTACGCCGCCGCGAACAGCGAGGAATTTCAGACGAAGCTCTCGGGGAACTATGTGGCGGTATCGGACTTCGGGAAGTACTGGCAGGAAGCCACGATGACCATTGACGGAAACGAATTCGGCATCCGGCAGCTCTACGACTACGCGGCGGGCATCAACAATGATTTCACGGTGAAGTCACAGCAATATGTGAAGACCGGGCTGCTCTATTACAACGGCGCAGTGCCGGTCTACGGCGTGGGCGTCGGCAACATCGAGACCACGGTGACGAAAGACGGCGAGACCGTGGTAGACCAGGCGAAAAATGAGCTGGTGACCGTGACGCCTGGGAGGCTGTCCTTCTGGCAAAGTGGAAGCGAAGTGGCGTATCTCACGGATAAGAAGCTGCACTTCCCGTCCGGCACGCTGGAAGCGACAAATGCGGTACTATCCGGGACGCTGACGGCAGCGAGTGGGTCAACGATCGGGCCGTGGACGGTATCGGACAGCAGCATCTACCGTACCCACAACACATGGGGCGCGTCCGGCGGACTGTATTTCGGGACGAGCGGGCTGAGCCTCGGCAGTAATTTCAAGGTCGACGCGAGCGGAAATCTGACGGCGAGCGGCGCAAGCATTTCGGGGACCATTACGGCGAGCAGTCTGTATGTCGGTGGGAACGAGATCGCGACACAGCTGAACTATCTGACACAAACGGTGTATTCGCAGCTGAGCGCGCTGATGGGCTATGTTACAGCGCAGGGGCAGTACAGCGGGAATCTGGCGGGGAACACGGTCACGGTTGGGTCGCAAGGGATTTTGTATGGAAGTTATAACTCACAGGGAAACCCGGGAATGGAAGTGTACGGTTCGAACGGACTGAGACTGACGTCTGCTGGAAACGTATATCTTGGCGCACAGGGCGGCGGAACGAATGGATCGATCACCATTGGCGGCGGGAAGGTCAGCATCTACGCTGAATCCGGGCTATACGTTAACGGAACGAAAGTTACATAAGGAGGAGCAACATGGGAATTGGAATGGCGATCGAGGCGCTGCGGGAGAAGCTGATCAAGGACATCAATGAATCCGGCCTGCCGCCTGTGGTGGTGGAACTGGTGCTGCAGCCGCTCATGGCAGAGCTGCACGGGATGGCGATTGGGCAGATCCAGGCGGAGCAGATCCACAAAAAAGAGGAAAAGGAGAAAGCCGATGCAGGAACAGAACATGCAGACGATGGAGAATGAACAGATGGCGCCGGTGCTGACGCAGCCGATCGGCGAAGCGCAGGTGCGGCAGGCGTTTGCCACGCTGCAAAAATACAAGGCGGGCAAGGCAAACCTCGAAGCGCGCGTGACGGCGAGCGAAAACTGGTGGCGGCTCAAGAGCTGGCGGCAGATTCAAAAAGGGAATCCGATGGACGATAAGTGGGCGAGCGCATGGCTCTTTAACGTCATCATGGGCAAGCACGCGGACGCGATCGCGGCATACCCCGCGCCCGCCGTCCGGCCAAGGGAGCCGGACGACCGGGGAGAAGCCAAGCGGCTCTCGTCCATCCTGCCGGTGATCCTGGAACAGAACGATTTCGAGGAAGTCTACTCGGACAGCCAGTGGACGAAGCTGAAGCAGGGGACGCTCGTTTGGCACGTGAGCTGGGACAGCTCCAAGCTGAACGGAATCGGCGACATCGCCGTGAACGCGGTAGACATTCTGAGCTTTTTCTGGGAGCCGGGGATCACAGACATTCAGAAATCGAAAAACGTCTTTGTGACGGAGCTGGTCGACAACGACATCCTGACGGCCAAGTACCCGGAGTTGGAAGGGAAGCTGAAATCGACCGGCAACATCATGCAGCAGTACAACACAGATGACACCGTGCCGACGGACAACAAAAGCATGGTGGTGGACTGGTACTACAAGAAGTGGCGGGGCGGCAAGAGTGTGCTGCATTTCTGCAAATTCGTCGGAGACAACGTACTGCTGGCGACCGAGAACGACGGCGAGCAGAAATATAGCACGCAGCAGATGCCGGACGGCTCGGTTGTGCAGACGCCGGTCGGAAGCCCCATGGCGGAGACGGGCCTTTACGACGACGGGGATTATCCGTTTGTTGTGGATGCGCTGTTTCCGGTGGAGGGCAGCATCGCCGGTTATGGCTACATCGACATCGGCAAGAGCGCGCAGGAGCAGATCGACCGGATGAATCAGGCGATCATCAAGAACGCCATCATGGCGGCGTCGCCCCGGTGGTTTCGGCGCAGCGACGGCGCGGTAAACGAGGAAGAATTTGCGGACTGGACGAAGCCTTTTGTGCACGTGGACGGCAATCTCGGTCAGGACTCGCTGATGCAGATTCAGGTAAACCCGCTGAGCGCGAACTACATCACAATTTTGCAGAACAAGATCGAGGAATTGAAATGGACGACCGGCAACACGGACGTCAATAACGGCGCGACAAGCTCCGGTGTGACGGCGGCGAGCGCGATTGCGGCGCTGCAGGAAGCATCGGGCCGGTCGAGCAAGGACAGCACGAAGTCGGCATACCGGGCATATGCGCGGCTCATCCGCATGGTGATTGAGCGAATTCGGCAATTCTACGATCTGCCGCGTCAGTTCCGCATTGTGGGGCAGCGCGGCGCGGAAGAATTCGTGCAGTATTCCAACCAAGGGTTGCAGATGCAGCCGCTCTATGGCAAGGACGGGCAGCCGGACGGGATGCGGAAGCCGGTATTTGATATTGAGGTTTCGGCACAGAAGGCGAGCGAATATACGGCGATGGCGCAGAACGAGCTGGCGCTGCAATTCTTCCAGCTGGGCTTCTTCCAACCGCAAATGGTGGATCAGGCGCTCGCGACGCTGGACATGATGGACTTCGACGGGAAGGACAGCATCGTGCAGAAGATTCAGGAGAACGCCGACCTTGCGGAGCGGCTGGCGCAGTGGCAGCAGATGGCGCTTGCCGTGGCAGATCGATATGATCCTTCGCTAGGGCAGGCGCTGGCCGAACAGGTATTGATGGAGGGCGGACAGGCCGTGCAGGCTCCGAAGGATGAAAAGCTGGCAGAGATCAACACCGGCGAGCAGCAGGAGCCGACAAAGGTACAAAACGCGCGGGAGCAGGCGCAGAAGGCCACGCAGCCGGAATAAAAAAACCGATCTGCCGGCGTGGGGTGAAATCACAAAAAACGCATGGTAGACTGAAATTAGAAAGTCAGAAAGGACTTGCTTTATGGATGAACTTATGGCAGGAGCGCCCCAGGCGGGCGCGGCTGACGTCGCCGGTCAGCAGATGAGCGGGCAGGCAGCCACGGCGCAGGCGCAAGCGCCGCAGCAGCAGGCCAATGTCCCGGACGCTCAGGGACAGCAGGAAGAGACCTTTGAGAGCTTGATCGCGGGAAAGTACAAGCAGCAGTACGACAGCGCAGTCGGTGCGGCGGTGCAGAAGGCCGTGAAGCAGCGGCTCAAAGGACAAGGGGCGATGAAGGCGCAGATCGAAGCGATGGCTCCGGTGGTCGACCGGCTGGGCGTGCTATATGGCATTGACACCTCAGACCCGAGAAAGATCGACTATGCGGCGCTGGCGCAGAAGTTTGGCGCGGACAACCGGCTCTATGAGGCAGAAGCCATGGAACGCGGCTCGACGGCGGACGCGGTACGCAGCGAGTATGCTTCTCGCGCGGAAACCGCAGGGATGCGCCGCCAGCTGCAGGAGTACCAGATTCAGGAGCAGTTCAACGGCATCCGGTCGGCATTTGACCGGGATGTTGCCGGGCAGTACGGGACGAGCTTTGAAGCCGAGATGGCGAACGAAGACTTCGCCCGGCTGATTGCGGCGAACGTCCCGCCGAAGACAGCCTACGAAGTGGTACACATGGCAGAGATCCAGGCAGCGCAGGCGCAGGTGGTGGCAGCACAGGCGAGAAACAACGTCATGCAGACCATTCAGGCGCAGGGTGCAAGACCGCCAGAGATCGGCGGGAACGCCAACGGCGGGCAATTCACAAACAACGACCCGCGCAGCTGGACGAAGGAACAGCGTGCGGAGATCATCAGAAGGGTTCAGAGGGGGGAAAAGATCGTCCTCTGAGCAGAAGGAGGAAAAGAACTATGCTTAACATCGGAATCCAGTTTTTCGCGGATGCGGGTACGCTGGTCAACGCGACCGGCAACTACGTGAACGCATACACAGGCACGACTACGGCGTTTGACACGACAAACAAGCTGACGCCGACAATGAAAACGTTCTACGACACGCAGCTCTTGGAGAACGCGCGCCCGGAACTGATCTTTGCACAGCTTGCCAAGAAGCAGGCGCTTCCGCGCAACCACGGCAAGAGCGTGGAATGGCGCAAGTGGAACACGCTGCCGGAGGCGGAGACGCTGACCGAAGGCGTCATCCCGACGGGCCAGAAGCTCGGCATGTCCAGCATGACGCAGGACATCGTGCAGAAGGGCCTGTACGTCACGATCTCCGACCAGCTGGAACTGCACGCCATTGACAACGCCATCCTCGGCGCGACCGAAGAACTCGGCGCGTCCGGCGGCATGAGCATTGACAAGATGGTGCGAAACGAGGTTGTGGGCGGCACGGTGAAGCAGCTCTGCGACAAGGTGAACGCTACGACCGGCGAACATACCGAGGTGACAGAAAGAAGCGGCATGGACACCACTTGCGTGCTGACGCCGACCGAGGTCAACAAGGCCGTGACCACGCTGAAAAAGGCGCACGCGCCGACGATCAACGGCAAGTACGTCGGTATCATCCATCCGTCTGTCGCGTTCGATCTGCGGCAGAGCAAGGAATGGATCGAGGCGCACAAGTATGCGGCGGTCACGGAGCTGTTCAACGGCGAGATCGGCGAGCTGCACGGCGTGCGCTTTATCGAATCGACGAACCAGAAGATCTGGAACGACAGCACCTGCCCGGTCAAGACGGCTGCTGCGAGCGGCAACCCGGCGGTCTATTACAGCGTGTATGCGACGATCATCATGGGCAAGGACGCCTTCGCCATGATCGACCCGGACGGCGGCACGATGGAAATGATCGTCAAGACCAAGGGCGAAGCGGGCGGCCCGCTGGAACAGTTCAGCACCGTCGGTTATAAGTACGAAGGCGCGGCAAAGCGGCTCTACGAGGAGCGCATGGTGCGCATTGAGAGCACAAGCGCATACTCCGCGACCGACCCGGCCAACTAAGGAAGGAGAACCAACATGGCAAAGACAGAAGAAACCGCAGTTGTGACCGCGACAACCGAACAGAAATATGACCCATGGAAGGATATGCGGGAGATCATGCTGCCGAGAGCGGGTAACAACGAACAGCAGTTCCAGTATGTCGGCGTGAATGGCAGAACGTTTCAGGTGCCGAGGGGCAAGCGGACGGAGGTTCCGCGCCCGGTATACGAGTGCCTGATGGAAGCACAGCAGCAGGCGCAGGAAGCCTTTGAAGCAAACCGCGCAAGCGAGCCGAAATAACAACATAGTGCCCTTTGCGGCATGACGAGAGGGAGCGTGTGCCGCTCCCTCTTTTTCATAGGAGGTGGAGTATGAGAATTCGAGAAGCGATTGAGATGATCGACCGGCTGATGCCGAATCAGTACGGCGAGGATGACAAGGTGCACTGGCTCGGGGAGCTGGACGGCATTGCAGATCGTGAGGTATTCCGGGCGCATGAGCGGGAAGAGGATATGGGGGAATTCACCGGCTATCCGCCGGGGGTAGACCTCGACACGATTTTGATGATCCCGTTCCCGTATGAGGACATTTACCGCTGGTATCTGGAAATGAAGATCTGCGACGCGAACGGCGAGCTGACGAAGTACAACAACGCCGCTGCAAAGTACAACAGCTACTGGCAGGGATTTTGGAACGCATACAATCAGGAGCACATGCCGCGTCAGGCGGCGACGTATTTCAAACTGTAAAGGGGTGAAGACATGGCAATTTATCGCGTAGAAAACGGGAAGGCCCCGGCGGGCCTTTCGGCGGGCGACGAGGTTGTAACCGGAGGCGGAACATACCGGATCACAGGCGTCAACGCGGACGGCAGCTACCAGAGCCAGGTGAGCAACAAGAAACAGACGACCTACAACTACAAGGGGCAATATACGCAGCGGCAAAGTCCGCTGCTCTCGCAGGGCGTGAGCGGGTATACGCAAAACCGGGTCAATGGATTGGAAGGGGGCTACACGCCCGGCTCCGCTGTGCAGCAAGCGCAGGCGTATCTCAATCAGGTGCAGTCCCGCAGACCGGGAGAATATCAAAGCCAGTGGGACGGCGAGCTGACGGATCTTTACAACCGGATCGCGAACCGGAAGCCGTTCAGCTATGACCTCGGGACAGACCCGGTATATCAGCAGTACCGCGAGCAGTACCAGAGGCAGGGGCGGCTCGCGATGCAGGACACGATGGGCCAGGCGGCGGCGCTGACCGGCGGCTATGGCAGCACCTACGGTGAACAGGTGGGGCAGCAGGCATACAATGCCTATCTGCAAAACCTGAACGACATTGTGCCGGATCTGTACAATGCGGCATACAACCGCTACCGCGACGAGGGCACAGACCTCTACAACCAGTATGGACTGCTCAGCGACCGCGAGAATCAGGCGTACAGCCGGTACCGCGACACGGTGAACGACTATTACTCCGACCTCTCCGATGCGCGCAGCGCCTACGACAGCGCCTATTCGCGGGACTACAACCAGTGGAGCGACCAGCTCAGCTATTGGGCGCAGAAGGCGGCGAACGAGAACAGCGCCTACTTGCAGCAGCTCGCGGCGCAGAGCAGGGCGAGCGGCGGATCGGGCGGCGGCTCCGGCGGCACGAGCGTTGCGGACGTTGCGACGGTCAATGGCGCGGGGAACTTTGCAAACAATGTCGCGATGATGGACGACCAGTACAGAGGCGTAATGAAAACCGTATCTGTGCTGCTCGGACAGAACAACATCGAGAAAGCTATGACATACGCATACGGCGTAAGAAACCAGTTGAGCCATCAGCAATGGGCAGACATTGCGCGTCTAATCAAGGAAAGGACGAACGTGGAGATCGATCCGGACGTATGGTACAAGAAATCGAAAGACGGAAGCGGAACGTGGGGCGCAAAATAATAGTGTGAAAAACGGAGAAATGATATGGCTTTAATACCACTGGAAAAAGCAATCGCAAAGGCGAGGGCGAATCAGAGCAAGAACGAAAAATATAGCACAACTTCGCTTATGTCGCCAAATGATGCGAGGGCACAGCAGGAAATCGGGATGCAGCAGCGACGGACGGCCTTTGAAAACTACAAGGCTGCCCGCGCGGCGATGCAGCAACAGGCGCAGCGGCAGGTGACGCAGGGCTATGAGCGCCGGGCGGACGCGATGGGGACTGTGGCGAGGGGGTATGGGCAGTCGAACATGCCGACGGTGGCAAAGAAGACGGCCTATGAGAATTACACCTATGCGCTCAAGCAGAAGGAGCTTCGGCAGAAACAGATGAGCGGGAAACCGCTGACCCCGGAAGAGCAGAAGATTCTGAACACGACAGTCTATCGAGACCCGGCACAGGCCGCGAACGCCGAAAACAACAAGTATCAGAATCAGGCCGTACAGAACGTGGAGAGCGAAGAACAGATCACCAAGCACCAGTTCGACCATACGCCGGAAATGGTAAAACAGTACGGCTCCTACGAAAACTACAAACGCGGCCTTTACGACAATGAATATGTCGGCGTCCTGAAAGAGCGGGAGGACGAGCTGGACGGCCAGATCAAGGAACTGGAACAGCAGATCCGGACGCGGCAGGCAGAAGCGGAGACGGCGACCGAGGAAGGCGTGCGGCGGGAGAATGAGCGGAAAGAGCTGATCAAGCAGGGCAAGCTGGAAGGGATCAGCGACATGGAGGCCCGGCTTGCGCAGCTTCAGCAGGAGCAGATGCAGCTGCAAAGCGAACGCGCGATGAAGCGCAGCCACATGGCGATCGATCCGCTGGATGACGAGACGAAGGCGCTGCTGCGGGAATACAACGCGGGCGGCATGTACACGCGGGACTACTCCAAACAGAACGGCGGGAGCGGGCTTTCAAAAATGGAGGCCCGTGCCGATCTGCGGGCGAAGGGATACAGCGAGGATGAGATCAAGAGCCTTGCAGAGTACGAGCAGCGGCTGCGGGATTATGAGAACGCGATGATACAGGCGGAGGATATGCAGCGGTTCGGGCAGGAGCATCCGTACATTTCGACGGCGGCGTCCGCGCTGATGGCTCCGGCAAAGGCGCTGGGCAATATCGAATCGGTGCGTGGCGTGCTGCCGAAGGGGTTTGGCGGGTATCAGAACGCGGATATGCCGACGAATATTTACAGTCCACTGTATAATGCGAGCCGCGTGTCGGGAAGCATCCGAAGCGGCGTCATGCAGAACATGGGAACCGTCGGACAGTTCCTCTATCAGGCGGGAACCAGCGCCCTGGACAGCGCGGTCAACATGGCGGCGTCGATTGGCTTGGTCGGTGCGGCGGGGTTAGGCACCGGAGCGGCGGCGCAGGGCGCCGTGGCGAATACGATGAACTTCGTGATGGGGTCACAGGTCGCAGCAGATTCGGTCTATGAGGGAATCCAGAACGGCAAAAGCAACGTCGATGCGCTGATCGACGGCATTGTGGAGGGTGCAATCGAGGGCATTACCGAGAAATATTCCGTGGGCGACATCATTGAGACGATGCTGTCCGGCAAGGCGGCATGGCGCAAGGTCGTCCGGGCGTTCGCTTCGGAGGGCGCAGAGGAAATTGCAAACAACTGGCTCAACCGCATCTATGACGTGACCGCGAAGCGCGGGCGCGGCGAAGTGGAAACGGCGTACCGCGCCTATCTTGCGAAGGGAATGAGCGAGCGGGACGCGATGGCCGCGATGGTGAAGGATTTTGCAGAGGAAGATGGCCTTTCGTTCCTTGCGGGCGGTCTTTCCGGCTGGGCAATGTCCGGCACGTATGCGGCATTGGGACGTGGCGCGTCGGAGGCGAATATCCAGTGGACGGCGGCGCAGGCCATTCAGCGCGGCGAGGTACAGGATGTGATCGACCTAGGGCTTGCGCAGGGCGAGGGCACGAGGGCCTACGCACAGGCGGAGCAGGTACAGAAGACGATGGACGAGGGCGGAGAGGCGACGCAGAAGGACGTGGCGGGCGTGCTGCGCGAGTACGTAAAAGAACAGCGTGACGCCGCCGAGGAAGCGCAGAGCGGAGATCAGACGCAGGAGAACCAGACATACCAGAACTTCAAAAACGCCGTGCAGAGCGCGGAGCAGCCGCAGACAGAGCATGAACAGGCGCAGCGGCAGCAGAACCAGCAGAGCCAAGGCGTCGACCTATACGACGAGGACGGAAGTTTGCTGGATGTGGGCGAAGGATGGGCCGAGATCGACCCGGAGCAATATGCCGGGCAGCAGACCGCGCAGGCCGAGGCGGAGATGGACAAAGCAGAGGCTGCGGCGGACAATGCCTATCTGGAACGTCAGGTGCAGAAGAACGGCTATGACGATCTGACAGCGGCGTATTTTGTAAACGGCAACACGACAGATCTCTCCGTGGAAGAGTATGCCGCGAAATTTCAGAAGGCATACGAGCGGGGGCAGATGGGCGTTTCGAAGGAGTGGACGGTCGGCGCGGCGGTTGGGATGAACCGGGATGTGGCGACGGCGGCATGGGCGGCAGGACGAAAAGCGGCACAGCAGAGCGGCGCAGCGCAGTATTCCATTTCGAAGGATTACCGGCAAAAGCTGCGCCAGTGGAACCGGGATGGGAAGCCGGAGGGCGCGTCGTTTGAACTGGGAACGACCGGCGCGACGCTGCAAGGACTGGGTGCGGCGGAAAGCGACATCTACATGAACGGCGACAAGATCAATACCATTCTGAAAGAGCACCCTGAGATCACGCTGCGGGAGGTGGAGCGCATCCCGGAGATTCTGGAAGATCCGGTGCTGATTCTGAAAAGCAAGACCGGGCGCGGAGACAACAGCCGTCTGGTGCTGTTTGGCAGTGTAAAGGCGAAGAATGGACAGCCGATGATGGCGGTACTCGATTTGCGGGCGACAGAGGACGGATTCCTGCTCGACGATATGCAGAAGGTCAACAGCGCATACACAAAAAAGAACCCCGCCAGCTTCATCCAAAGCAGCGAGGTTTTGTATGCAGATCAAAAAAGAACCATTCCGCTTCTTCGCCAAACTGGGCTTACAATAGCGTCCCAGCCGCTTCTGCGAAATGGTTCTATTGGTAGTATATCCTACGAAGGAAAAAATGTCAACCTGAAAGGCGTGCCATTTGGCGAAGTGGTACAGGCCGAACGACAAGGAGGAAACAATGGAAAGAACGTATCTGCTGAAGGACAGGAACGGAATGCTGGTGCGCGTGCCGGAGAGCAAGCTAGGCGAGTGGAGCAAGCAGCAGGAGGGCGAAGCGAAAGCGCCAGCCGAGGACGAGAAAGAGCGGATCAGGCAAAAAATCTATCAGGAACTTGGCCTCAAGTAACGAATGCGGAGCTGATCGGCGAGGGCGGAACGCAGAGCACGGTCGCCGTCATGCCGGCGGCGGAAATTCGGAAGAACGTGGACGCGAAGAAGGCGGCAGAGTTCTTCCGCACGGCAGGGATCAAGCGCTATCAATTCGTCGTCGGGCAGTTGGAAATCACGGCCGACGGGCGGACGTTCCGCGCGGACGGCGTGACGCTAGCCGATGGTACAGTGCTGGTGCGGCTGGACAGCGAGGAATATTCCGCGACGCAGCTTGCCAAGCACGAAGGGTATCACATCATTGCACAGCGCAACGCTGAGATGGCGCAGCGCATCCGCAAGCGGCTGGTGGCCGAGGGAAAGATCAGTAAGGCGCAGATCGACAGCTACATCGACGCCTACAACGCGATCTACGGAGACAACACGGACGCCTACGTTGAGGAAATCGTAGCGGACGCCTACGCCGGGATCAACCGCACGGCCTACGGCACGAACAACATCCGCGCCGAGGTGACGATGGAGGCTGGGCAGTGGACGAAGAAGTCCGGCAGCGCGAGGGCGCCGCCAGAATTGCAATTCTCAGCCAGTGCGGAGCAGGCGAAAAACGACCAGACGGAAACAGAAGCCTTTAAGAAATGGTTTGGCGATTGGCAGAATCACCCGGAGCGCGCAAGCAAGGTGGTCAATGCGGATGGAACGCCGAAGGTGGTCTATCATGGGACATTGGCGCATGGTCTGCATGAGTTTAAGAAATCATTCATCGGTAGTCGATTCAGTTTCGACGAAACGGGTTTTTTCTTTACAGACAATAAAAGTCTCGCGCAGGACTACGCAACAGGTGATTTCGATAACAGTAAAGGAGAGGTTATACCGGCGTACCTAAATGTGCGCAGACCATTGGTTTTTGATTCCCAGTATGCTTTGAAGAATGGTTATGGAAAAGTGTTCCGAGAAAATGATGCGGTAGATGTATGGGACGCATATCAAGGCGCGATTTTGGACGAAGCACAGGAAATGCGTGCGGACGGTATTATTGTAAATGACGGTACGTCGGAGATGGTGGTCGTCTTTGAACCGAACCAAATCAAGAGCGCGACGGACAACGTCGGGACGTTTAATAGGTACAACCCGGACATCCGATTCTCGGCCAGTGCGGAGCAGATCAGCGAGCAGGACAGAGAGAATCTGAACAAAGTGCTGGAAATGATGGACGCGGAAAATGACGGCATTTTCCGGGACGCGGTGCTACTGCGAAATCCGAAAATGCTGCAAAAGCTTGTGGCGGAACGCGGAAAAACGGAAAGCGCTGCATTCACGCGGTGGTTTGGGAACAGCAAAGCGGCCAACCGGAACGGCGAGCCGCTGCTGGTGTTCCATGGAGCGGGTGCAAGGTTTACCAAGTTCGATGCGGGCGGAAAGCCGATTTGGCTGACAGCGAACATCCAGTATGCAGAAAAGTATTCCACGGCGAATAGAGCTGCTGAGAAACTGCTGCCAAGCTCGTCAATTTATGCGGGGAACGTTGACAGGGTGATCCCAGCGTATATCCGTGTCGAAAATCCGGCGAACGTTGGGGACACGGACGGCGGGTTTGATGGAAACTATATGGATCTAGCGAAACGGATCGGAGTGCGCCCAAGTGAACTGCGGCAGGCATGGGAAGAAGCCGGAAGACCGGAAATGTTGTGGCAAGCGGTCAACTCGAAGCAGATGTCAGAGCTGCTGAAACGGAATGGGTATGATGGAATCCAAGCGATTGAGAACGGTGTAGCAACATGGGCAGTGCTGGAACCGACGCAAATCAAATCTGCCGTGGCAAACAACGGCGCATTCAGTCTGAAAAGCGCAGACATCCGGTATGCTTCGGCACAGCAGCGGTTCCGGGATGCACTGCCGGAGCGGGCGGCGGAATATGTAGCTAGGACGGAAAACACACTGGTGCGGCGGCTGGCAGACAATCTGAGCGTGCCGGAGACGGCGAAGCGCGAGACGCTGCGGCCAATCGCCGACGAGATCATCTACGACGTACTGCGCGGCGGCGAGATGAACAGCGCGAAGCTGAACCGGCTCTTTGAACAGGCATGGGACGCCGGGCGGGAAGCCGACACGGAATACTATGAGCAGTACAAGGATGTGCGCGAGAAAATCCGCACGCAGAAGCTTTTTATCTCGGCGAAAGACCGGGCGGACATTGCGGACTTTAACCTGTTCCGCAAGCAGACCATGGGCACGCTGCGCCTTTCCAGCGATGGATTGCCGGTCGACACGTTCTATCAGGAGATGCGGGACATGGCACCGGAGCTGTTCCCGGCGAGCATCACCGCACCGAGCGACCAGCTCTTGCAACTCTATGAGGTGGCGCAGAGCATCCAGAAGCGCGAAAAGACGCTGAGCGAAGCGTTTGGCGCACAGGCCGAGAGCTTCAAGACGTGGGCGCGGAATGACTTTGATGAATCCGTGCAGCGGCTTGCGGAAGGAATCCGCATTGCGAAGCGCTATCAGGAAGCGCAGGAGCGCAAGAAAGAGAAGCTGGGCGTGCCGCAGACGGCAGAGGAAGCCATGGAGCTTGCGAAGGAGGTCAAGGCCGAGAAGAAGAAATTTCAGAAGGTGCAGAGCCGGTATTTGCTGACGGACGCAGACCAGAAGGTCGTGAATATGCTGCTGCGCGGAGACACGACGCCGGAAGCGGTACAGAACCGGGAGAACGCGGAAGCGATCCTGAAAACCTACGAAGCGAAAGCGGACTATGATCTGCTGGCGCTGCGGCTGAAAGCATGGAACAACACGCGCAAGGAGAATCTGCAAGAGCAAGCGGAGAACGCGTTGAATGCGGCGGAGGCAGAGAAGTGGGTCGACAAGAGTTCGGGACTTGCGTATATGCGCGAGACCATGGAGCGGAACATCCGGGACATTGCGAAGAAGGGCAAGGTTGCGGATGAGAAGGCCGAGGCGTTCAACAACGAGTATTTCTACCCGGTGCACAAGAACGAGAGCGACCGAAAGAGCTACGTCGTCGGCTTGCAAGACAGGATCAAAGCGCTGGATCTCGGCCGGAAGGTGGAGAAGGGGAATCTGGTTTCGGAGAGCTACGCGGTGCAGTGGCTCGGGGAAGCGGAATTCAACCGGAAGTATCTGGCGGAGCATCCGCGCGTGAAACAGCGCGGCGGATTTGGCTACGAGGAATGGAATGCGGCAATTCAAAAATTCCACGAGGAAAACCCGAGACTGGACTACGCGAAGATCGAACACGCCGTGAAGGAATTCAGAAGCATCTACGATCAGCTCTATCAGGACATGAACCGCGTGCGGATGGAAAACGGATATGAGCCGGTCGATTATATGCAGGGGTATTTCCCGCATTTTCAGGAGAACGACAAGGACGGGAGCCTGCTGACACGATTCGGACGGCACCTCGGAATTACGGACGAGGTGACGCCGTTGCCCGCGACGATCAACGGACTGACGCAGTCGTTCCGGCCGGGCATCCGGTATATGGCAAACATCCAGCAGCGGCTCGGCTATGCGACGGCATACGACGCGCTGCAAGGCTTTGACCGGTACATTGAGGTTGCATCGGACGTCATCTACCACACGGCAGACATTCAGCGACTCCGGGCGCTGGCCACACAGATCCGCTACCGCGCGAGCGACGAGGGGATCAAGAAACGGATCAAGGCAATTTTGCAGGACGCGACGCTGACACCGGATGAAGCAAACGAGCGGGTGGCGCAGATGACGAAAGACGCGCCGTTTGCGCTCTCGAACTTCGTGGCGGAGCTGGACGAGTACACAAATCTGCTTGCCGGGAAGAAGTCGCGGCTCGACCGCGGCATGGAGAAGATGCTGGGGCGGAAATTCTACAACGTCTGCAAAGCCTTTGAATCCCGCGTGGGCGCAAACATGGTGGCGGCGAACATCGGCTCGGCGCTGACGAACTTCATTCCGCTGACGCAGGCATGGAGTCAGGTGTCATCGGCGGATATGCTGCACGGGATGTGGCAAACGCTGCAAAACTACAAGACGGCGGACGGACTGGACGCGGCTTCAACCTTCATCCACAACCGAAGCGGCTATGGGCGGCTCGCGATGTCGACCATGGACAAGGTTTCGGAAAAGGCAGCATTTTTGATGGAAGCCGTCGACGGATTCACGACCGGAAGCGTCGTCCGGGCACGGTATCTGCAAAACCTCCGGCTTGGCATGAGCGAGGTGAACGCGATGCAGGAGGCAGACCAGTTCGCGGCAAACATCATGGCAGACCGCAGCAAAGGCGCGACGCCGACGATCTACTCGGCGCGAAATCCGATCATCAAACTCTTTACGCAGTTCCAGTTGGAGGTCAATAACGAACTGAGCTGGATCTTCAAGGACATGATCCCGCAGGAGCGGAAGAAGGGCGTGGCGCAGCTTGCAAAGGCGCTCTTTAAGTTTTTGATCGGCGCGTGGCTCTACAATGAGGTCTATGAAGCCATTGCCGGCAGACGCGCGGCGCTCGATCCGCTGGACATCCTCAATGATAGTGTGGGAGATTTCACAGGGTATCAGCTGCCGAACACGGTGCAGTCGGCGCTCTCAGGACGGTGGGACTTCACAAAGGAGAAGCCGGGGACGTATCAGGCGATCAAAAATCTCGGCGGAAACCTCATCAGCGAGCTGCCGGGGACGCAGATGCTCACGGTGCTCGGACTGGATGAGAAGTGGGGATTGGAGATCGACAGCGGACGCATTGCGGTTTCGTCGGCCATTCCGAACATCGGGAACATCGAAAAGGCATTGCTTGCCAGCAACGAGGACATTGCCCCGAAGAAGAAAGTGCAGACGGTGGTGAACGAGCTGGCAAACCCGGCGGCCTATCTGGCGCTGCCGTTCGGCGGCGGGCAGATCAAGAAGATGGCACAGGGCGCGCAGGCCGTCGTGCAGGGCGGCAGCTACAAGGCGGACAACGAGGGACGCGACATCCTGCAATATCCGATCTACAATGACAAGCCGGGCGAGATGGCAAAGAATCTGGCGCAGGCGCTGCTCTTTGGCAAGACGGCGACGGAGGAAGCGCAGGGATGGATTGAAAGCGGATTCAAGAATCTGAGCGCGAAGGAGACGGCGGCCTATCAGGAGATGACCGCAGCCGGAGCGGATCAGCGGGACAGCTATACCTTCGTCGGAGCGATGAAGAAGCTGGATAGCAAGGAGGCGAAGCTCACGATGCTGTTCGCCTACGATCTGCCGGAGGAAGGGAAGACGGCGTATTATTATAATGCGCTGGCCGACGATACGGAGCGCGGGAAGATGGATGCACTGGAAGAGCAGGGCGTTTCCCATTCGGACTATGTCGCGTTCCGAAAGGCGTACTTCGGCGCATACGGGACGCAGAGCGTGTCGCAGGAGCGGGTGAACGCGGCGCTCGATCAGTTGGACATTCCGAAGGCAGAGAAAGCGGCCATCTGGCGAAGCTGCAACAAGGACTGGAAGGAAGAAAACAATCCGTACAAGTAACAAAAAACCGGAGCGGGATGACCGCTCCGGTTTTTTACTGGGCTTTTTTTAGTTCAGCGATCTGCTCGCTGTGCAGCTTGATAATGGATTTCAGGAAATCGACCTCTTCCTCCAGCTCTTCCACGCGGCTTTTCGGGGCGAGCGTTTCAAGCAGCGTCTGTTGGCCTTCGGCGAGAAGATTGAATTTCGGCATAATTGAAGATTCGATAAGAACGCGCGTGGCGGCGGAGGTCTCCTGAAGAATCTCTTTTTTCTGGGCCTCCATTGCATCCATCATGCGGGCAGTCTGTGTGTCGAGCAAATCCTTAATGAGTGCCAAATCGTTCTTGTCCAGCATAAAATATTCTCCTCCTGTTTGAGATAAGAACAGTATAGCGCGCGGAGGGCGGAGCCGTCAAGTGCTGCGTGGGGTGAATCTGCCGGTAGGAGCTGTTACACTGAGGGAAAGGAGTTGATGAAAATGGGAATTCCAATTCCGGGGGCATACGCAAGCCCGCGAATCTCGAACGGCGTGCTGTGCTGGTATGCCGGAGATACATTCAGCGTCGTCATTCAGGCGGATCTTGTCGATCAGGACGGAGCGGCCGTGGACATTGGGGCGACGGACACGGTGAAGATCACGTTCCGAGATGACACGCGGGCGGAGGTTTGGAGCAAGACGTTTTCGAACGTCGCGAACAATCAGGTGACGCTTGTGGTCGATGCGGAGATCAGCGCGAAGTTCCCGAAGGGCAGCTACACCTACGACGTGGAATTTTCGCACGGAGACCGGACGACGCTGGCGCGGGACAACAAAGTCCGGGTGGAATGAGGTGAGACAGTGAAGGTTGAAATTCCGAACAGTATTTTGGTCACATTGAGCGGGCAGACCTCGCGCGGCGTGAAGGGCATTGAAGTCCGCGAGGCGGACGGCCATCTGATCTTTACGCTGACGGACGGAAAAGAGCTGGATATGGGTTCCGTCATGGGGCCGCAGGGGCCGAAGGGAGACACTGGCGCGAAAGGCGAGAAGGGCGACCGAGGGGAGAAAGGTGACACTGGCGCAACGGGCGCAACGGGCGCAAAGGGCGAAACCGGCGCGACGGGCGCGACCGGCCCGCAGGGCATCACGCCCACCATCGGGGAGAATGAGAACTGGTATCTTGGAAATGTTGACACCGGGAAGCCATCCCGAGGCCGCCAAGGCGAGAAAGGCGAGACCGGGGCCAAGGGCGAAACTGGCGCAACGGGAGCAACAGGCCCACAGGGCGAGACGGGGCCAAGAGGGCCGCAGGGCTTGCAGGGCGTTCAGGGCGAACCCGGCAAGGGATTGACCATCTCTGGCTACTACGCAACGGCGCAGGCGCTGGCCGCTGCGGTGACGAATCCAACGGCTGGCGACGCTTACGGCGTGGGCACGGCAGAACCGTATGACATTTACATCTACGACGGTGTGACCTCTGCGTGGGTCAACAACGGCCCCTTGCAGGGCGCGAAGGGTGAGAAGGGAGACAAGGGCGACACAGGCGCACAGGGAGAACCGGGCAAAGACGGCAGCCCCGGTGCGGCTGGCGCACCCGGCGCGACGGGCACGACCTTCACGCCGTCCGTATCAGCGGACGGGACGCTCAGCTGGACGAACGACGGCGGGAAGGACAATCCTGCCTCGGTGAACATCAAAGGCCAACAGGGCGAACAGGGGCCGCAGGGCGACCCCGGCGCGAAAGGTGAAAAAGGCGAGAAAGGTGAACCAGGCGCGGCAGGCGCGACCGGCCCGGAGGGGCCGCAGGGCGAACCTGGCGTGAAAGGCGACCCCGGCGCGACCGGCCCGCAAGGCCCCGCCGGTCACACGCCGGTGAAGGGGACGGATTACTGGACGGCGGCGGATCAGACGAGCATGGTCAATGACGTGCTGGCGGCGCTGCCGACGTGGAGCGGAGGTGCGTACTGATGGCATACGACAAGGTCGTTGATTCGGCGTCGCTGGATTCGAAGCTGACGCAGGTCGCGGACGCGATCAGGACAAAGGGCAACACCAGCGCCGATCTGCAATTCCCATCCGGTTTTATCTCCGCCATTCAGGCCATTCAGACCGGTACAGAGCTGAAAATCATCGTGTCTGTGACCTCGGGCGCAACTGTTACCGCGACAAAAGGAAGCAAGGTCGTGAGTGGCACATCGGTCAACGGAACGTGTACGCTGACTGTTCCGGAGGCCGGTACATGGAGCGTAAAGGCGACACACAATGGGCAAACGTCCGATGCGAAAAGCGTATCTATCACCGGCATCTATGACGTGACACTCTCTTTTGTGTCGTCCACACTGAACAATAACGATTGGGCGACCATCAAGGAGGTATCTGACAAAGGACAGGGCGCGAACTATTGGAGCATTGGCGACAGCAAGGCGGTAACGCTGAACGGCACAGTTGGCACGTTGACGCTGTCAAACTATACGATCTACGCATTCATTCTGGGGTTTAATCACAATGCCGAGCTTGAAGGCCAAAACCGCATTCACTTCCAGCTGGGCAAAACCGCACTGTCCGGTGGAACGGACGTTGCGCTATGTGACAGCAAATATAATTCGCAAGTATCCGCGACGGGCTATTTTTCAATGAACAGCAGTGCAACAAACTCCGGCGGATGGAACTCGTCGCAGATGCGAACAAAAATTTGCGGGACGAGCCTCGCGAGCTATTCCGGAACGATTATTGCAGTCATTCCGGCGGCGCTCCGTGCCATCATCAAGTCCGTCACAAAGTACACGGACAACACAGGTGCCAGCAGCGACGCAAGCGCGGTGACAGCGACAACGGACTATTTCTTTTTGCTGGCTGAATACGAAGTATTCGGGACGATCAGCCGAGGGAATCAAAACGAATCCAGCAAACAGGCGCAGTATTCGTATTACAGCGCCGGAAACAGCAAGGTCAAATACAATCACAGCGCGACAAGCACAGCCGTTGTTTGGTGGCTCCGTTCCCCGTTTGCCGGCAGTTCCACGTATTTCACGCTTGTGATTCCTGACGGCACGGTCAGCAACGACAACGCGCACTACTCGATTGGCTTTGCCCCCGGCTTTTGCGTATGAGGTACGAATATGGAATACATCACATATAGGAGATTCAAGGGCAAAAGTCTTTCCGGGGAGATCAATATTCCGTTCGGCACGATTTTGCAGGAGCATGAAAAATTCCTCTATCTCAACGGCAAGCAGATTTGCTGTGTAACAAGTGAAAACGGTTGGGAGCACTTCCGTCCCAACACCGACGAGGGGCAGAGACGGCAAGCGATGTTGGAAAAGCTCTACAGATGGTATGAGAAGCATGGATGCGGCGAGGACTTTGTAGATGAGCTATGGCCGGGACAGGAAAACGGCTACTGGAAGAATCGGCTGCGGACGGCCAGCACAGAGCGATTGGAAAAAATCTATCAAGAGAAATTCGGGGTGATGCCATGTATGCAGTAAAAAAAGATGGTGCGTTTGCCGGGTATGCGGACAGCATTGTGCTCATCCGACTGCACAGCAACGGTTGCTATGTACCGTGCAAAGAAGATCAGGCAGAGGGCTTTTGTGCGAAGATGGCCGTGACGCTGGACGACGAGGACGGGAAGGAATATCAGGCACTTTCTGACACGGTGTTCCGGCTGGCGGGCAAGCTGCTGAAAGGCACAGAGCCGGAGGGCAGCTATGAGGAAATGGGCGCGGCGATCCCACTGACAGACGCGGAGAACGCGATCAATATTTTACTGGGGGTGAGCGAATGACGCAGACAGAACGCGCAAGACAGCTGCGGCCCTATATCGTCAAGGCTTCGGCCAGCCTGACGGATGCGGACGCCGTGAAGGCAAAGGAGCTGTATGACCGCTGGGCGGCAGGAATGTCCGTGGAGGTCAACGACCGGCTGGTCTATGCAGACAGGCTCTATCGCGTGACACAGGCCCACACGACACAGGAGGGCTGGGAGCCGGACAAAGTCCCGGCGCTGTTTACCGTCATCGACGAGACCCACGCGGGCACACAGGACGACCCCATCCCCGCCGCGAAGGGCATGGAGTACACCTACGGCCTGTATTACACCGATCCGGAGGACGGCAAGCTCTACCGCTGCGAACGGACGGGCGAGCAGCCGGGCGGCAAGGTGACGCTTCAGTTCCTGCCTCATGAGCTGGTGGGGCTGTATTTTACCGAAGTATAAAGGAGAAAAGAGATGGATGATGGAATTCAGGCAAAGATCGCCGAAATCGAGGCCCGCAGCAAGAGCAACACGCACCGCATCAACGACTTAGAGGAGGACAACCGGGCGCTGCACACGCTGGCGACGTCGGTCGAAGTCCTCGCCACAAAGCAGGAGACAATCGAGGCCAATATCAGCGAGATCAAGACGGATGTCAAGGCGTTAAAGGCCGTGCCGGGGAGCAAGTGGGAGGCGCTGGTCAAGGCGGTTGTGACAGCCATTGTGGGGGCGCTGGTCGGCTTCGCGCTGGCCCATGCGGGGATTGTATGAGGCGCATCCGGAAAAGCCACCTGACGAAGGGCAAGATGGCACGGCAGCTGGTGTATTTCTGCATCTGGGTGCTGTTCGGCGTGCTGCTCTGGGCGGCGGCGGTGAAGACGGCAGCGCTGGCGACGGGCCGGGATGTAGACTTATCCGACGTCCTGACTTTCGCCGGAGCGGCGTTTGGCGGGGAGCTGCTGATGCTCCTTGCGAAGAGAGTATTTGCAAAAAAATCGGACGACGAAGGGAGTACATAACATGGAAAAGATCATGAAACGGCTTTCGAATCTGCTGAGCGTCAAGAGCCTTGTGACGCTGCTGCTGACGGTGGTGTTTACGGTGCTGGCGCTCCGGGGCGATATCACAGGGAAAGACTTCTTGACGATCTTCCTGATGGTCATCACGTTCTATTTCGGCACGCAGTCGCAGAAGGCGCAGGACGCGATGGACGCGAAGGGTGACGACAATGGCACTGAAAATTAACGATACAATTCGGGCAACGAGAGTGGGCGGGCGGCGTCCGCTCTCGGCCATCCGGGCAATCGTGTTCCACTACACGGCGAATACCGGTCTGCACGCGACGGCGCTCGGCAATGCCAGGTACTTCGCGAACGGCAGCGAGGGACGCGCCGCTTCGGCGCATTTCGTGGTCGACGAGGGTGATACCGTTTACCAGTGTGTGCCGCTGGACGTGGTCGCATGGGCAGTTGGAGACGGCAGGAGCGGCAAATACGGCAAGGTATACAACAACTACAACACCGTTTCCATCGAGATGGTGAGCCACACAGACGCTTCCGGTAAGTACTACATCCCGGAGGCGACGATGCGCAATGCCGCGCGGCTTTATCAAATGCTGCTGAAGCAGCTGCCGGGCGTGCAGGCCGCAATCCGGCACTATGACATTTCGATGAAACTGTGTCCGCTGCCGCTGATTGACGAAAAGAAATGGGCGGACTTTAAGAAGCTCTTGGAGGAGGTAGACGAAGTGGTAACAAAGGCAAAGATGATCATTGACGGCAAGGAGATCGAGGTCGAACGGATCTTAAAGGACGGCACGAATTACATCAAAATTCGCGATATTGCAAAGGCGCTCGATCTGGATGTGTCGAATAAGGGGAACATTCCCATTCTGAATCATAAGCAGTAAAGCCCAGCGTGCCGCGCCACCCGGATTGGAGGTGGTGACGATCAGCGCGAGGGTGCGGATTCCGGATGACTTGGACGGCCTGCTGCAATGCGAGTGGGAGCAGATCATAGCACAGGCAGGTTACAGTGAGCAGGACGCGGAGATCGTCCGGCGCTATGTCGTGGGCAAGATGCCGCAAATTGATATCGCGGTGGAGCTTGACATGGCGCGGAGCACGATCACCCGCAGACTGCCGCAGATCTACGCACGAGCGCGGCACACGGCAGCAAAGCTGCAAATGATAAGTGAGTAACAGATACAAGATATTGTGACGGTACAAAAAGCCCCCGGCAGGAGTGATCCTGTCGGGGGTGCTTTTATGCCTCGTTGGAGGTTTTTCCCACACTTATTCTTTTGTAGGCACCAACGGCCTGCGCAAGCAAGAGCCGGAGGTAATCCGGGCAGGAACGGCGGGAGCCTTCCCAATCTTCAAGAGTCCGCCTCGGGATGCAGAAGAAATCGCTGAACGCCTGCTGCGAAAGCCCGGAAAAAGCGCGAATCTCGCGGACGGACATGTGCGCTACGTCCCACAGCTCGCCGAGAATGCGATCACGATCTTCCGGGGAAGCTGCCTCCGGATTATCTGCGGAGCTTGGCAACACGCGACCGGATACAAAATCATCGCGGCTCTCTGTGGAAATTGCCTTGTGCCACAAGAGGCTGAACTGCTTATATTCATGCTCCAAAGCCTCTTTCCGCTTCTTATCTTCGAGTTCCCGTTCCAACGCAGCCTTTTCTCGCCTCTTGGCGTTAATACTATCCTTGTTTTTGGCGTACCACGCACGATGTTTTGCATAATATTTCTCAGGATCGGCTTTTTGATCCAGTGCGTGTAATTGCCGCTGCCGTTTGGCTAGGCACTCATTTGAGCAGCACTTGTGCCGCCTGCCATCCAGCGGGAACGGCTTCCCACAAACTATGCATTCCGCATACGCAAAAACAACTTCGCACGATGCGGCTTCCGGCTTCCTCCGACATTTTGGGCAACAGGTATTCCGAATTTGTCCATCGAAGTGCGCGCCGCAAAGCGCGCAGACCCGATCCATTATTTAATCCCCCATGCTGCGAGGGTGTCGCGGATGTACTCCGTATCTTCCTCACTCAGAGCTTCCCACGGAGTCGCCGGATCAGAGATGATTCTGGATATCTCTGCAATCACCCCATCGCAGCCTGCATCCTCAAGCGCATTGAGGCACATCGGCTCGCCGGATGTCTCGGCAAGCCAGCCGCCGTAGACGGCATCAACATCGGCGTACAGAGCGAACTGCTCGTTGCCGTCGTGACGGGAAACGAAAGCGGAATTGAAGCTGAACTGGATGTAAGTCTTTTTCATTTTGTTTTCCTCCCTGGCTTACGCCTCGTTTTTATCTTATGGCTATACAATACCACGCAATGCGTGGAATGTCAAGTGCAATTTGCAAAAAACTGAAAATAAATCGCACGCAAATGCTGCATAAATGCGTCGCTCATGCTACCTTCGTGCGTCCCTTAGAAATTTGAAATCCCTCATACTGAACGTAGGAACTGGCCAGTTCACTACATTTTTTCGGAGGGATTTTTTACATGGAATACGCAAGCAACGGCAAGGCCAATGCGGCCCTTACCACTGGTATCATCGGCACGGCGGGCGTCGGTCTTGGACTGCTCGGCAATCTGCTCGGCGGAGGCTGGAACGGATGGGGTGTAAATCCGGCTGCGGTGGCTGCGGGGTGCAGCGAGAATATGCCGGTCACACGCTACGAGCTCGACCGGGAGCAGAAGCTGGCCGCGAAGGACAGCGAGATCGCGATGCTCAAGGCCAACACCTACAACGATCAAAAGTCGCTGGAGATGTACGCCTATATCGACGGACAGCTGAAGGACATCCGCAAGTCGATCTGCGATCAGGCAGTCCACAACCAGCGCACTGAGGACAGCTTCGTGCTGGCCCGCCAGGACATCGCATCGGTCAAGTCCGAACTTCACCGCGAGATCGAGATGGAGGCCGAGCGGCGCTGCTGCGGTGACAACAGCATCGTAACGTATGCCAACGCAACCTTTTACCCCAAGCAGGTCGCCGACATCACCACCGGCACCGCAACGACGGCGCAGACGCTCTACAATCCGCTTCCAAAGTGCGGCTGCTGCAACAAGTAAACGCAAGGGGCGGCAATAGCCGCCCCACCTTAAAATGGAGGTAAACCAATATGGTGACAATAGATCAGGCCATGCGCGGAATTTTGCGTTTTTTTGATACGGTAGCATCTCCACATATGGACGAGGTGCGGTCGTTTGTGGCAGGCGTTGGGCTGTCTTTGCTGGCAGACGGCAGCAAAGAGCAACTGCTTGTGCTGAAAGATAACCCTTGGATCAAAGCGATGCGGATTATGGATGAGCACGGAGATGTTGATATTGACAGACTCTATAATAAGGCAAGGCCACGGCTCGATGGGCGAAAACTCCCGATAAAGATTCCGTTTATCGGCAAGCTAACTTTTGCTGCGGACGACCTCGACAGTCTATACAAATACATTCAGGAGGCGTAAAATGAAGCATTATATCGAAGAACTGAAACGGCAGCTGCATGAGATCATGGAGCGCCCGGCGACGCTGGGGCGCGCGGAAGAAGTCACGGTGTACGCGGATGCCATTTGTGCGCTGCACAAGATGGGGAGTCACGAGGATGGAGAGGACACAGAATTCACCCGCGAGGACGCTGAAAAGTGGGTATCGCACATGGAGAACGAGGACGGCACGACCGGTGCACACTGGACGATGGGCCAGACGGACGCTGTGGCCAACGTCGCAGGCGTCCATGAGAAGTCCTGCATCTGGTGGGCGGCAATGAACATGATGTACTCGGACTATTACGGCGTAGCTGCCAAGTACGGCCTCGACCGGCCGGAGTTCTACGCCGACCTCGCCAAAGCGTTCCTGATGGACAAGGACGCCGGAGGCCCGGAGGCGAAGATGGCCGGGTATTATCATGGGGTTGTGCTGAGAAAGTGATTTCAATTATTATAGCAAGATGGAGTATGGTGGGCCATACTCCATCTTGCTACAATTAAGGCATCAGAAAATGAATTTATAAGAGATCGCGAGGAGCATCTGGGATTTGTCGAAGGTGCAGCGGTCGATGATGGACATGGCGGATTCGTACTTTTGCGCGACGGTGGCTGTTGGACTACGGAGCGTTTCGAGGACGGCGGCGATGGCATTTCGAAGCAGCGCGGCGGCATCGACGACGGGGACGGCTGCGGATTCGGAAATTTGCGCGTCGAGGTCGTCAAGCTGCGCTTGCATTTGCTGCCGGGCGGCTTTATAGGTTTCCAGCGTCTCGACGCCGTCTAAGTAAGATTCACGCAGGCGATCAATACGGGAGACGATACGGGCACGCTGCTGCTGCAAGCGCTGGTCGGAATGAGCGGGTTTTGCGGCTTGAACAACGCAAGCGACAGACTCCGCGAACGTCAAATCGTGCTGAAGCTGGGCAAGGAAGGATTCTTCCAGTGCCTCGACGGCGATATGCTGGGCGGTCGTGCAGCGTCCGTGCGCATAGTTGTTACATTTCATAAAATGCGGACCTGCCCAAATGAGCGTCGCGCCGCAGGTAGAGCAGCGGACAACACCGCATAGCCAGTGCTTGCGCTCAGAGGATGGCTTGCCATAACGCTTATAGGATTTTTTTAGTTCGGCACAGCGAGCCTGCGCCGCGTCCCACGTTTCGGCATCGATGATTGGTTCGTGCAGCGCGTCGGCGATGATGCTGTCCTCGTTCTTGAAATTTCGGTGTGTCCTGCCGGTCGGCGTCCAGCGGAGCTTACCGAGGTAGACGGGGTTATTCAGGATATAATCAATGGTGCGGTTTTCAAACGGATTTCCGCGATGTGTACGGACGCCCCGGGCGCTCAGATCTTTCGCGATGCGAAACATGGCATCACCGGAGATGAAGCGCCGGAAGATCTCTCGGATGATATCGGCTTCTTCCGGGACGATGACCAGTTGCCGGTTTTCTACGCGGTAGCCGAAGGATGGTGTAGATTGCAGGGTGCCATTCTTTGCATTGACGGTCATGGAGCGCTTGACTTCCTCCGCAAGGCGGACGGAGTAGAATTCGTCCATCCACTCAATGATCCGCTCGATCAGGCTGCCGAAGGGGCCAGCGATCAGCGGCTCGGAGACGGACACCACATCGACCTTGCACTTGCTGCGCAAGATGGATTTATAGAAAATGGATTCCTCCTGATTGCGGGCAAAGCGGGAGAACTTCCAGACGATGATGGTGTCGAAGGGGTGTGACGGGTCTTTGGCGGTGGCGATCATCTGCTGGAAGCCGGGGCGCTTTTCAGCAGCCCGGCCGGAAATGCCATCGTCGTGGAAGATGTATTCTGAGAGCAGGAGCAGGCCGTTCTTCGCGGCGTATTCCCGGATCTTCTCCATCTGGGAATCCGGGGACAGCTCCATTTGGTCATCGGTTGAGACGCGGACATAGGCAGCTGCAATGCGTGGTTCAGGCATAGGCGGAGACCTCCCGTAAAATGGACGTGGTAGCACGTATCCAGCCGACATTGGGAACGAGAAGATCGATGACCAGCGAGATCGCGACAAGGGCGAGGATGGAGACGAGGATGATGGTGACGATGCGGTGCGTGCGAAGGGAGCGATTATAAAGCTCAATCTCACGCTTGTAGTGGTCGCGCTCCAAGTGGACGGCCTGCAAAGCGTCAGAAGAAGGAGCGGGATGCTCGATCCCGAGGTATTCGTCGACGGAGACGCCGAGCATTTTGCAGATCGGGCCAAACGTGGAGAGCGGCGCATTCGGCGTTTCGCCGCGGAGATATTGGCCAACGGCGTTCTGGGACAGGCCGGATCGTTCGGCCAGCTGCTGGTTGGTGATACGCGGATTTGCGGAATCTTTCTTGTCACGGCATAGCTCCCATAGTTCTTGTTTCAAATTTTCTCCCTCTTTCATTGATTTCCCAACGGACATGGACACGGAAGCCCATGGCCGATGGTCGACAAATTTGGTGCGTTCGTGGTAGGCTAAACCTGCAAGCAGCTCCCACACGCTTGCAGCGGCCCAAAGTCCCGCCGCCGGGAACATGGCGGCGGGGCATCTCTTGATACTTCCAGTATAGGACGAATCTGGAAACGATTCAAGTTAGGATGTTGCACAAAAAATCGACCATGTTTTTTGGAAAGAGAAAGGCGAAGGGATGGAAAAAATGTCGAAAACCGTAGACGAGGAAATGCAGAAGCTATGGGAACAGGCCACGCCGGAGCAGAAGTACATCATTGTTGGGTTCATGCGGAACATCGTAAAGACAGAATAAACGCCCGGAGCGAATCACCGCTTCGGGCGTTAGGACTTATTTTTAGCCATTTCGAACAAATCGGATGTAAAGCCAATGATGCGTTTTGCAGTATCGACAAATGGGGCTTCGTAATAATCGAGCCAACGATCAAGCGGAGAGCCTATCACACCGTTTATTTCGTTGGGGGAATCTTTTTCAAAAGCATCACTTTCAGCCATCCAAAGAGTGAATGAAACAGAAGATTCTTTGCCGACAGTATAGTGACGCTTATAGTTGTCACTATACAGTTCGTAGACCTTTAACAAACCAGACGGGTTATCAAATTGTTGAAGTTTTTCGTTCAAATATGAAATGAAAAAATCTTCTGCTTCAAACTGAACTAACAAGTCGGAAATTATGGCATAAAATGCGGAGTGCAATACCAAAGACGACCAAACAGAAGAAGGAAGAAAATTGATTGCAGTGAGTTGGTCAATTTGCATTAAGATATAATCACACACCGTCTCGGCTGCAATTTGTATGGAAGGCTTCTGCGGTTGTTTCCGCTTTTTGAAAAACGAGAACATATCAGCACTCCGTGTATATATGATGAATTTATCTTAGAAAAAGAAATAGGAACTTTCAAGTTGGAATATTGCACAAAAAATACCGGAAGCATTTTACTTGCTTCCGGTGATTTTTTTTGCGTATTCGAGAATGTTGTCCCAAAACTCCGGGGGCATGTCGAGGGCGGCGGCGATGCCGCGCTTGCGGGTGGATTCATCGGCTTCGGCCAGCACGTCGTTGAACAGCATGGCCATACGCTCGTTTTCACTGCGCTGGACGTACATCGGCTCCGTGCCGTCGCGCAGCCACGCGAGGGAGATATTAAACTCCCGGCAGATGTCCGAAATTGTGCGGTCACTGGGGGTACGCTCGCCTTTTTCAATCATCCATATATAGTTTTGGGACAAGCCTATTTTTGCGCCAAATTCGGCCTGTGAGAGTTTCAAGGCGTTTCGAAGTTGGCGTATGCGTTCGTTCATTAAATCACCTCCATGGCAACATCATACAACCGCGGTCTAACTGTGTCAATAAAAATTTGAAAATTTCACAAAAAAGATATTGACAAAACCTAACTACGGTGTTACTCTGTACTCACAAGTTAGAAAACTAGTGATAAGAGAAGAGCGTGCGGGGAAAAAGAAAACACACGCATGGAACCATCATACGTGCATTTCCCTCCATGTTTTTTTACCAGAACGCGCTGCACCGCCACGCCCCACATTCTTCATGTGGTGATACGGCCCATTTTTTATACAGGGTATGTTCCTGTGTGGCTGTACCGGATAAGACGATGGCAGACATGAATGGTTCTCATGCTTCTGTGGCGCGCCGCTTCACTTTGGCAGTTATGGCTCTGCCCCTTGCCCTATCGCATGACGCCGGGGTTCCGGTCTGGAACGGGCAAGGTCAAAAGTTTGGTCATACGACCACCTCCTTTGAGATTGCCACAGCGGGCATGACAACAGAGTACCATAGCTGCAAAGTGAAGTCAACAAAATTAACAGAAGGAGACAGCACAAAATGCCGGAAGAATGGACGGGCAGACTCATCGGAGAGATGCACAACGCAGACATCAGCCGGGCGGAGGTCGCCAAAGAACTTGGCGTGTCGACCGCGTATGTGACGATGGTTCTGAATGGAATACGGACACCGGAGGGCGCGGAAGAAAGACTGCGCGCTGCGTTTGAGCGGGTCAGAAGTAAAAAGGAATAAAACGAGTGAGGTGAAGTCAATGAAAAAGAGACGCGATCCAAGCGAAGAGCTGGGTGTGATGCTCAACGAGGACACCGAGGATGAAGACTATAAGATGTTCAAATATCGCTGCTATTGCCAGCACATTGCTAAACTTCTTCTGACGTTTTTCCTCGGCATGCTGTTTCGCTTCCTTCTCGGCGAGTTGTAGACGCTCTTTCGCCTCCTTTTGGAGGGAGACAAGAAGCTCCGCGCCGGACTGCTCCAACTGGACGTAGGAGCCAGACGAGAAGCTGCCGGAAATGAGACGCTGGCCGCGCATGGTTTGCAGAAGGACTTTCGTCTGGACAGCATCGAGGCCGGAAAGCGAGATGGTCTGATTCATCAGGTCGACAAATTGCATACACCCGCCGACACCGGAGAGCAGGGCCAGCGGGATATAACGGGAATCTGTTACATGCTCTAACATGCGATCGCCTCCATTTGACTGTATTTTACCATGCAGACGGGAGGTGTCAAGAAGGAATGAAGCGAGTGAGGTGAGGGATATGTCGGAAGAACAGAAGAAGAAAGTCGAGGGTGTGCTGCACGAGATGAAGCACATGAACGCGCAGCAGATCGAGGTCATGATCGCCTATATGCAGGGCGTGGCTGCGGCGGCAAAGCTGATGTGCGAGCGGAAGGAGCAGTAATCGCTCCGGCGGAATAGAATACACGGAAAGGGAGGGACGCAGGATGCGGAAAAAACAGGTGATCCGAACGGAAAGCTATGTGACGAAAAACGGGCAGTTGGTTCGCTTTGACGATTTGACGCTCGAGGAAAAGCGGATCGCGGCGACGGAGCTGAAGCTGCGGTATCTGCGGGCGATGTTCCCGGGCGTGGAGTTCTATGTGAAGAAAGAGAGGGACGCTGATGCACTACACGCTGCGGGTGAATGAGAAACAATTTGGCGACCTGATCGCCGCGATCATCTGTGCGGAGGCTGCGGAGGCCGAGGCCATTGAGCTGTTCCACGACAAGAAAGAGCTGCGGGAGCGGGCGGCGGAGAGCATGACGCGGCTGGGTAAGCTGCGGTATTACTTACAAAAGGAAAAGGAGCGGGATGTAGTATGATCTCGAAAAAAGAACATGACAACGCGAGGGTACGGGTCTTGCGGAGGCTGGCACTGATCGCGAGCGGCGGCTGCTTTATGGCGATGGGCTTTTACGTTGGGTTCGGGATTTACTGGGGCGGCGCGCTGCTTGCGTTCGCGACGGTGGCGTGCCTCGGCTATGCGCTGGGCGGCAGCGAGGAAGACGGCGATGCGATATAACGAGGTGCCGACGGCGTGCAGACCGAAGAAGCCGGAGATTGTCCGGCAGCCGGAATACACCGGAAAGAAATACTTTCGCGTGCAATACGCAGGGCAGACCGTGGATGTGCGGTGCGCGGATGAGACGGCGGCGCTGTTTTTCGCGGCGAAACACTGGGGCTTCAAGTGGACGCGGCCGGAATACCACCAGACGGCAAAAGTGACGATGCTGCGGATGGATCCGGAGCTGGTGATCGGATAAGGAGAAGGCAAGATGCAATATAGAATCCGGCGCATATGGCTGAAAAACTCGGCAGAGATCGAAAAAGAGGCCAAACGGACGGAAATCATCGTCTGGCCGAGCAAGAATCTGCGAGTTGGTGGAATCTATCAGCTGCGGAGCGGGAAGCTTTATAGGGTCGAGGAACGGATGGAGGATCGAGCATGAGCGGATTGCGATTTGACAGCATGGCGGACATGCCCGCCGGGATGCGGGATCTGTACGCGAAGAAGATCCTTGGCGGGATGCCGCAGGAGATGCCGACACCGGAGAAGAAAGCGGCCAAGTATCAGAACCAGAAGGCTGAGCGCGGGGGGATTCACTTTGACAGCCAGAAGGAAGCGCGGCGCTATGACGAGCTGCTGCTGATGCTGCGCGCCGGGGAGATTCGCGATCTACGGCTGCAACCGCAATTCACAATTCAGGAATCCTATGTGACGGAGACCGGGGAGCGGGTACGCGCGATCCGGTACACGGCGGACTTTTCATACATCCGGGAAGTGTCCGGCGAGAAGATCGTGGAGGATGTGAAGAGCGGACCGACACGGACGAAGGAATATCTACGGAACAGGAAGTTTATGCGGTCGATGTATGGGATCGACGTGCGGGAGGTGTAGACAATGGGAATGAAACCGCTGGAACAGCTGGATCACTGCCTGTTGGGGAAAGACGCAAGATTTGCAGAGTGCAGGATGGAGTGTGCGCACTGCGGCTGGAACGACGAGGAGGCGGAGCGGCGGAGACACATTCCGCTGAAATGGTGCGAGGACGGGCTGCGGCGGAAGATTTTGCCGCCGAGACCGCGCACTGATGAACTGGGCAACTGAGCCGGATCTACATTTTTTTGTGGGCGTATGCGCAGGCCGCGCCGCCATTCGCGGCCTGCGGAGGATCAACCGGCTTTTTGCTGCGCGTCCGGAGCATGGACAAGTCAGACGGCCCAATGCTCCGGGCAGCGTATGAACCCGTGTGAGACGTGCGGGAAAGGAACGTCATCCAATGCGCCGAAGATCCACGGCGCACGGCATCTGGCCTCCTAGGAGAAGCTGCGCGACGCAGATAGGCGCGGCTCGCCCAGGATTTTTTGGGAACACTGGGCGCAGACGGGGAAGGGCCGTCTCTGCTGCCACGGCGCGAAGGGAACCGCGCCGTGGCATGACCATATTCCAAACGCCAGGGAGGGCGAAAAAATAAAGGAGACGAGACTATGGGAAGAATTATGACGGTATTTGACATCGATTTTGGAAAATACGAAGAGAAATGTCACGCGCATCACATGGAAGTCGAGTTCAACAGTGACGTCTATCCGCCGCGGATTGTCCTGACACAGGAACAGACGTTGTTCGATGTTGGGACGCAACAGGAGCAGACGCGGGAGACGGAGATCGTGGTCGTGGGCGGCGTGGAGCCGCAGATCACGGTGAAGGGCGCATGGGAGACCACGCGGAAGCGGCTGAACAAGATGGTGACAGGGGCGCTGAAGCTGCTGGAACTCTATCTGCACGCCTATATGCAAGATCACATGGAGTATGAAGCGGCCAGAGAAGGAGGCCGGGAAGCATGAAGTGCAGGCAGTGCGGGAAAGAAATTCAACGCAAGGGAGCGATCTTCAATTCCTTTTGCAGCGAACAGTGTTCGGAGGAATGGTACAAGGATGACAACATTGCCGTCACGGTGATCTGCGTGAAGGTTCCGAGGATCTACAAGGAACTGCGGCCAAGGCTGGGTGAGATGATCCACGCGGTGAAGCGGAAGAGCTATAACAGCACGGGCTACATCTTTGAGCGGGCCGGGAAAAAGGTGCTGCTGCGGGCGGATGAGGTTGTGGAGGTGGCGGGGTGAAGCCTAAACGGATTCGCTGTGAAATTTATCACGACAATTTCCAGAATTACCGCAAATATGGGATTCCGAAGGCGCAGCTTGTGATTGCGGACATTCCGTACAACATCGGGGCGGATGCCTACGGTTCCAATCCCATGTGGTATAACGGCGGGGACAATTCCAACGGCGAGAGCAAGTTCGCAAAAAAGAGCTTTTTCAATTCGGACGGTTATTTCAAAATTGCCGAGTATATGCACTTCTGCTCCCGGCTGTTGAAGCCGGAACCGAAGGAAAAGGGCAAGGCACCGGCGATGATCGTCTTCTGCGCGTTCGACCAGATACATACGGTTGCGGAATACGGCGCACGGTACGGGTTCAAAAACTGGTTCCCGATTTTCTTCTGCAAGAATTACTCCGCCCAGGTGCTCAAGGCGAATATGCGCATCGTCGGCGCAACGGAGTTTGCAATCGTCCTCTACCGGGACAAGCTGCCGAAGTTCAACAACGGGCGCCAGATTGGAGAGGACGGCAAGCCAATTCGTGGAACCGGGAAGATGGTTTTTGACTGGTTCGCATGGGAACGCGACAGCAAGGAGATTCCGAAGATTCACCCAACGCAGAAGCCGGTCGGCGTGCTGAAGCGGTTGATCGAGATTTTTACCGATCCCGGCGAGACGGTCATTGACCCGTGCTGCGGTTCGGGTTCGACGCTTCGCGCGGCTGCCGAGCTTGGGCGAAATGCGTTTGGATTTGAGATCGACCGGAACTTTTACAAAGCTGCACAAGAAAAAATGCTGGCAGGAGTTCATGCGAAACAGTCCGAGGACGAAATGCAGGAGGCGCTATGGTGAAGCCGCCATGTGAGAGGGACTGCCCGAGACGGACGGCGGAATGTCACGCGAAGTGTGCACCGTATCTGGCCTATGAGGAAGCGAAACAGGCGGAATATCGGACGAATGGGGCTGAAAGAGACCGGAACGCTTACACTGCGGACGCGAAGAAGCGGTGTAAGAGCGTGGAGAGACTACGGAAAGCGGGGTTGCTGAAATGAATTTGAAACCGGAAGAACTGGTCAAGGCGCTGCGGTATTGCAGCAACGATTATCCGTGCAAAACGTGCCCGGTAGAGTTGCAAAATGATGAATCGACCTGCATCGGTGTGCTATTCAAGCATTGCATTGACCAGATCGAGCGCGACCAGAATGAGATTGAAGCGCTGCGGGAGAAGCAGCGGTGGATTTCAGTGACAGAAAAAACGCCAGAGTATGATATGCCGCAGCTTGCGCTAAATGCTGACGGGGATGCACTCATTGCAAATTACGCATACGGCGAATGGTTTGATACATGGGGGCAGGATGTGGAGGTCACCCACTGGATGCCGCTGCCGGAACAGCCGAAGGAGGATTGATGATGGAACGACTGACCTTTGAGGGCAACTTCTGCGAGATTGCGCAATGCGCGTGCATGAAGTGCCCATACGATACCGATTGCAGCCAGAAACAGGTATGGGAACGGCTGAAAGCCTATGAGGACACGGGCTTATCGCCCATCGCGTGCGAAGAGAGCGCGAAAATCGAAAAAGGACTTTCGGAGGGCGGCTTTTCGACCTCGCGCATGGTGGAGCTGATGTGTGCCGACAAAGAGGGGCGAGTGATTGTCCTGCCGTGCAAGGTGGGTGATACGATATGGCGCTTAAAGCGAACCTTTGAAACGTACCCGGATAAAAGTAAACCATACACTGAAGCTGACGGATTCCTTTTACAAGACATTTGGAACGTCGGTAAGAATGTTTTCCTGACGCGCGAAGAAGCTGAAAAGGCGCTGGCGGAAATGGAGGGCAAGGGATGAGCTTCAGTAAGAAAAAACGGGAAGCGGTCCATGCGAAGTATGACGGCCACTGTGCCTACTGCGGACGGCCTATCGACATCCGAGACATGCAGGTAGACCACTTCCGGCCGCTGCGAGCGTGGGACGATGAGGATGCAGGAAGCGATGACCTCTCGAACCTCATGCCATCCTGCCGGATGTGCAACCACTACAAGCGGGCAAACTCACTGGAAACCTTCCGGCGCTATATTGCGGAGATTCCGCGCAAGCTCCGCGAGAACTACATCTACAAGGTCGGCGTGGTTTACGGGAATGTCGTTGAAAACGAAAAGCCGATCAAGTTCTACTTTGAAGAAATGGAGGGCAAATGATGGTAAAAAGAATCTGCGACCGATGCGGAGCCGAAATAAACCCTACAAGTTCGGCAACGTATGTAAACGTAAGGGGCGCATATCGCGAAAACACGGAAGACGTCGAGCTTTGCTGTTCATGCGGGATGCGAATTCGTGAATGGCTAAAACCGA